CTGACGATCCTGAATCATCTTCTGGACATCCGCGGCAGTAAGCACCTCTTCATCTCCAAAATCATACGGAACCTTTGCAGTACCAGTAATAACATACTCTCGACTCTTGCGCTCATAAGTCTGGACTGCCGCCTCTCCAAATGCAGACTCTTCAGTCCTCTCGATTTTCACTGTCATACAATTAATACGACCCCAAACCTTTGTGAAAACTGGCTTCGATGGAGTTGCATCCATATTTTCAAAATGACGCATTCCATTCTCATTTCTAACAACAAAAGAAGCAGGGAGAATCACCGGACCATAACCAAAAATAGCACCACTAACTGTTGCATAATCATTCGGAATATTTTTATCAGGATCCGCATCAATATGAGTAACCTTAGTAATTAGCATATCTGCTGAAAATGTATTTCGCTCAGATTCAGGACCAAGCTCACTAACAATAGAACAAAAACCATTTTCATTTCTGATTGCGGCAACCTTTGTTCCATCAGCTGCAATAAAGTCATTAATTGCAATTGAAACACCAGTACACTGAACCTTAAAAGCATTATCCTTACCACCATTTACCCAAGTCTTCTCGGGATGATCAATAATCCTCTTCAGCGCGACATATGTGTTATTAACCTGGCCGCTCTTTTTATATGTCTCAGTGACATATGTATAATGAATTGTAATAACATTCAGACCAGCTTCATCTACCGCGATATCAAGGTCGCCCGCGATATACTTAGTTCCTGGATTTTTAGAATCCTTTCCAGTAACTCTTTCAGAAAGTTGATTAAAATTACTACCTGTACTATAAACATATCCTTCAATCTTTTCTGTGTTAATAAATCTTGCGTTTGTCTTCATTATTTATTTTTCTCCTTATAAAAATCAACTTTATATATTATATTATAACAAATTTTTTCTTAATTTTCAAATTGATAACTTTTTCCGGCTTCGGTTAATGAATATGTAACTGGAGTTTTATTACAATCATATCCGCCAGCTTTTTCAACATATCCATCTGCTACTAGTTTTCTCATAGAACCAGCGACGGAGCGGCCACTAGTAAAAAGCGCTTCGGCAATTTCCTTAGATGTAAAAATATTAGATGTTTTATCTACATTTTCCTGCATCCAAGAAAGAATTTTCTTACCATTTTCAGTCATAACATCAGAGCTTTTTGCGATTTTATTTTCTTTCAATTCCTTAAAAAACTCTGCTGCATCAGTCCATTCTTTTTCGGTGTAACATTCGTCAAGATGAAGTGTATCCTCTTCAAAAATATAACTAATTACTTTAATAAAATTTTCTTTTTTAGTCATTGATATATTTTTTCCTTATAATATAATTTTTATTTTGTAATTATATTATAACATTTTATTTTTTATTTTTCAATTTGAAAAGGAATATTTTCATCATCAAAAATTAAATATTGAGCATAAGGAAGCTTTCTTGCCCAAGCAATAAAGTTAGTTAATTCAGGATCATCCTGCCCGCTCCATTCATTTAACTTATGAAAACGTCTTTGTCCAGCAGAACAAATAGAACGAATAGTTTCATAATTTGCTGTCCAAGTACGTTTTTGAAGATAGCTTTCAGGCAGCCACCGCACCAGTTCTTTCCAATACTTTTTGTCTTTTGTTTCAAGGTATTTTGTACGAAGAAACTCGAGTTGCTCAATAATTAAGTCAGATAACATACCTACAGTATTTTCTCCAGCTGCGTCTGTATATGTAGCAAATGCTGGAAGTGAATAATATACTAAATCTGGATGAAAATCGTCTGTTTCAAAACAATCAAGAGTAATAGGTTTGCTAGTTAACTTATGCATTTTTGAAGTACTATTTGCTACTGTTGCAACCTTATAAGTATCTAATTCGCTCCAAAAGTACATGGGTGCGGTAATATCAACAGAAACAAAAATTTGACGTAAGAATTTGCGGTGCTCGGGACCAGCCTTAATAAGCGTTTGGGCAAGTTTCATATCTTCAGGACCAATATATGCGACCTCTGAAACATAATCTTCAGAATTATCTCTTAAAATACCATTATCAAGGAGCTTATTAATATATTCCTCTGAAAGTTTACAACCTTCATCTGAAAATTCTTCTGGCCAGTTTAATTCTGGATGAAATTTTTGTACCCATTTATCAGCAATATCAATTTCTTTATTAGAATAGTTAGAATCTACTAACCCAAAAAAGCTGTCGCTTTTATTCCAACTATTTTTAGGATTTCGCATTCCTCTAAAGGCGCCTTCAAAATTTCCTACCAATGTTTTTTCAAATTTCATTCTTTAGTTCTCCTTTATATTTATGGCATCACTAGCAGTATTTGAACAAGTAACAGTAATGTTGTCTGAGGTTACATAATAAGGTGATTTATAAGTATATGGTGAAGCATATGCATAAGTATTATTTCTCTCATATCCTTCCCAAAAACTCTCATTTAAAAGATCTTCTAATTCTTTTTTAGTCAATTCAATTTTATTATTTTTATTTAAAGTAAATACTTTTATCATACTTTATTTCCTTTCGTTACATTATAGCCATAAATATTACTTTGATACATCTAAATCCAAAAACTTTCTTTTTCATTTAATAATTCTTTTGGACACTATTCCAGTAACTCAAAAGTAAAATTCCAAACTCCATCTTTTTGCATAGCATTATATAATTTATTTGTTGAGGATGCCTCAATCCCTAACCCGCATTTGCAATGTTGCTTCCAGCGGTCGCTGCAATTAACACTTTGTCCAATATAACATTGTTCAGTAACTAAATTTGTAATTTTATAAATTCCACAAACAATATTTTTTCCCAAAACTCTATCACATAATTCTGTCATTTGCTTTTGAAAATATTGAGTCCAAATAAGTTTGCTTAAAACAACAGGTTTGTGCAGTGAAGGCTTTAAATTCTATAACATTTTTACATCAGCTAAATCTGTATCATTAATAGTTAATTTATAAAAATCTAATTTATTGATTAGCTATTGTTCGCGGAGGCGCGCTTGAACGCCCGCAGCTAAAGATGCCTTTAATACATCAATATCATTTTGAATTTGCTGTTTCTATTGTGCGGCAGACTATTTAACATTATCTAAATTTTGATAAATATGTTTAATTTCTTCTGAAGTTTGATTGTTAATTTTCTAAAGATTTAATTTAATTATCTACTTTTCTTTCTATAAATTAGTATTTAATTCTTTTTTACGAGATTCTTGGAATTGTAACAATTCTTCATTTAGTCGTTGTTTTTCTTGATTTTTTAAATTAATTAAATTATTTTTATCTTTTTGTAAGGTCTAGACTTCATTTCTTAACTTTTGTTTATACTATTCTGCCTATTGATTTTTATAAATTTTTATTTGATTAGCTTTGTAAAAAAGAATTATTCCGCACATTAAGAAAATAAAACAAATTATTAAGCCTATAATTATTAATGTCATTTTATTTTCTCCCATGTATAAAAGAGGGGGTTAGAAATTTCTAACCCCCATTATATTTAAATTACTCTTCGGCATTAGGATCAAACTCACGGCCTGCATCTGTGAGCTTAATAAACTTAATTGCCTTATGAAGGCCAGTCTCGGGGTCCTCAATTTCTGCCGGGACACGAACCATCAGCGGAACTTCATTCTTATCCTTATCCTTATGACGCTGGAAAGCAGAAGTTACAATACCATTAACAGAACGAACAGAAAGACCAGTGGCCTCTGCAATATCCTGAGCAGTGAAATCCTCACCATCGTGTGCCTTTACAAAATCATAAACGAGCTTGCTATTATCTTTCAACATAATCCTTTTTTCTCCTTATACTTTTAATATTATTTTATATTTAAGATGAATTATATATTTATCACCTGTATTTTTATTATAACAAAAATTTTTAATAAAATCAAGAAAAAATATCAGATGAATGAAATATTCTTTTTGTCATTTTTGTTTTCTTATAAGAAGTATAATATTTTTAACTATTCATCTTATTTATATATATATTATATATAAAATTTTTTCATTTTTCAACATATAGCTTTATAAAATCCAATTCTGAGACGATTGGTATATTGCGCTCTTTTGCCGCCTTGTTTTTAGATGATGTGCTATTTATATCATTATTAATTAACACATCAGTTTTACTAGAAATAGAATCCGATACCTTGCCGCCATATGATTCAATAAATGTTTTTAATTCATCTCTGTTTTTAAATTTTGTAAGTTTTCCTGTAATTACAATAGTTTTTCCTGCAAGACTATTATTTATTTGAACATTGTTAACAACAGGGCTTTCAAAAATTAAAAATTTTGAAATTCTATCCGCCTCTGTATAATCAAAATTTTTAATGTTTTTATTCATTTCTTCTCCAAAATTATCTAATTTAGAGAAACTATATTTATTATCATCTACAGCATTGCGGAAGTCTTGATATGTTTCAAAATAATTTACTAAATCTTTAGCTACAGTTCGACCAATTAGCGGGATACCAATTGCAGATATAAAAGCATCAAGTGTTGTGTGTTTTGATTCTTCTATTGCATTTAAAATCTTAGTAACTGATTTAACTCCGAAACCAGGCTTAAGTAAAAAGTCCGATTTATATGTCTCGGAAATGTGATATATATCTTCTATCTTTTCTACCCAACCCCAGTCAATAAATTTACTAAGAGTTGCTTTTGATAATCCTTTAATATCTAATCCTTTTTTCCCACAAAAGTGATCAAGTCTATTAACTAATTTTCCTTCACATGAGGGATTTGAGCAATAGGCATTAATAACCCCTTCTTCACTTTCAATATAATTTATCGGCTGATGACAAATAGGACAATATTCAGGTGTATCATTCGCGGAAGTGCCGCCCGCCGCAATAACCTCATCATAACTATGCTTTGGACCAGCTTCAATAATTTGAGGAATAATCATATTCATTTTTGCCACTTGAAGCGGTTCCTCCACATAAGCACAATCACCGAGTGTTTCTTTCATAATACTTACATTATGCAAAGATGCTCTTCCTACTATTGAACCATCAATATCAATAGGGTCAAAAACTGCTACTGGAGTAAGAACGCCAGTTCGTCCCATAGTCCACTCAATATTCTTTAAATGAGTTTCATAAGTTTCATCATAAAACTTATAAGCAAGCCCGCCCTTGAAATGATGATCAGTGCGGCCGGCCGCATTATATTCTTTAATATTATCGTATTTAAATACAACCCCATCAATAGGATAAGAAAAGCTTTTACTTATTTCCTTAATGTTATCAATATATGGCGTCAAATCTGTCTTATCTTTATCAATAAGCATTGGAACTACATCAAAGCCATAAGTTCTTAATACAGATAAATTATTAGATAAATAATCATACTTCCCGCCCTTTACGACGTCCCAGGCAACAAAAGCAAGATTTCTCTTTGCACATTCTTTTGAGTCAAGCAATCTAATACTGCCACTTGCAAAATTTCTGGGATTTTTATAAGTATCTTTAAAATGATCAAAATTTTCATATGTGCAAATAATTTCACCATCAATAATAATATCTGCCTTATCATTAATAGTTTTAGGAATAGAAGGAATTACTTTTGCATTATGAGTAACATCTTCGCCAACAACTCCATTACCTCGAGTTTCTGCTGAGACAAGCGCACCATCTATATAATGCAACGAACATGTTAACCCGTCCATTTTTGCCATGACTATCCAATCATGGCCGCTACAAAAGGCTTCTATATCTTTTACATCTTTTGTTTTATCAAGAGATAGCATTAAATGATTATGCTCAACCTTTTTTAATTCAGATACTTTTTCAAAATAAATTTTTTGAGTGGGAGAATCAGATAAAATTATCCCTGTTTTATTCTCAAGTTCTTGTAATTGAAAATACAGATTATCCCACTCTTCATCAGACATGGTTGGGTGTCCTAGGTCATATTGTTTTGTTGCTTCATTTAATTGACGAACCAATATACCCATTTCAAATTTTTCACTCATTCTTATCACCTTTTTCTTTTTCTTTTATATATTATAATATATTTTTTAAGAAAAAGCAAATGAGTAGGATTTAACCCTCATTATTAATACCAAGTGACCTAGTATCCATTAATCTCCTAACCGTTCCTTTTTTTAGACTGTTGAACCGCCTGTCTTGATACTCCTAAAAACCTGCCGGCCTCCGCATATGAATCAAAATATATATCATTAATTTTACAAATAACTGGTTTAATTTCTATTGTTTGTAAGACTGGCTCATCATAATTAAAAGATCTAAAATAAAATTCTTTATATCTTTTTTTATTTAAATTTTGTTTGATAACTTCTATTGGATAGCCGCACTCTTTTTGCAATGCTATTAATGTAGAAAACTAACCTAATATATTACCAAAAATATCATAATAGCAAAAAGTTTTTAAATTTTTATTATTTTCTTTTTCTATTTCTTCAAATCTTTTATTATATTTTTCAATTAAATGGGGATTAATATCTGCTAAAGAAATTTGTGTTTTAGCTTGTTTTGTGAACACTAAAATCTTTTCTCGATCCTAAATATTCTATTTTCTATTTCGAGTATCGTTATCACAGACCTATCTTAAAATAAAATTTTGAGATTGAGCAACTTTTATCCAATCTTCTATTAAATAGGTTTTTTTCCTACCTTTTCTATAGTTCATTAAATCTACTGCATATATTCCATCATCTTTTAATGATTCATAGCAATTTTTAATACTATCTTTTACAAAAGAATTTAGCCAATCGTTATAAGTAGGAAATTTTATTATAGATTGAGTAGGCTATTCACTATAAGTCTATAGGTTAAAAAATGGAGGACAAGAGAAAGCAAAATCAATTTTTTGATTAGGTATAAAGTCTTCTGAGCCTTGTTTATATATTTCAAAAGAATCCTATCTGTTTGTTGTTTTATTAATTAAATCACCCAACTGTAATAAATTATAATAAGTATCTGAATTAGGTTCTACTGCTATATATTTATAATTATTTTTTGAAGATAATGCCCCTAACATTCTTCCCCCATAACCGGCACTATAATCATATATAACCCCATCTTTTGGACAAAATCTTTCGTAAATAGTTTTAGCTCTTATTGGAAGAAAATTCGTTCCTGCATTCCATAAAAATCTTGCTGATGAAAAGAAGGTAGTTCTTAATGTAGTAAGTTTTCTTCTTTGTAAATAATATAATAAACATTGATATAGCATGTCATCATCATAGAAAATTTCATACATTGATGGAGTGCTTTTTTGCCCTGCATGAATAGAATGCAAATTTGGGAAAAGAAAATCTAATAAAACAGACCCTTGTGTAGCTTGAGTTGCTAAATTATCATCCTTATTAAAACTAATATTCTATTTGTTTACAACAGACAATATTTCTTTCTTAATTCCCTATTCATTAAAATAATATATTGGAAAGACATTAATTTTTCTAACCTATTTAATAAAATTATTTATAAGATTCTTTTTCTACTCTAGTGGCAACCGAATAAACTATTCTGGTAAGGGCATCTAAAAATTCTTTACTAAATCTTCATAAGCATCCTATTTTTCTTTAGTAGCCTAATAATTCCATTTATATTTACAATTCTAAAACATATTCTTTCCTTTCTAATATAAATGGTGGCTTAGCCACCATTTAATTAAATTTTTACAATAGATGAAATATTAGATTTTACCATAATATTACCATAACTTGTGCGAGTAAGCAAGGGTAAATCTGTTGCGGCGATGCATATAGAGTTTGGCTGGCCCGTGAGAAGAACTGTATCATTATCAAGGACGACAGCGGCGCCGGCAATTTGTCCATACGTATTTGTTGACTTATAAATTACCAATCCTTTTCCGCCACGACCTTGTACAGTAAATTCTTTGACAGACGTCTTTTTACCATAGCCTTTTGTTGAGAAAATGGCAATTGTATCATTATCTGAATGAATTGGAAGCCCAACTACAACCTCATCATCTTCATCTAATTTAATAGTTTTAACCCCTGCCGCAACTCGTCCTACGGGATTAACAAGTTTACTTTCAAAATGAATAGACATTCCATTCTTTGTAATAACAAGAATATCTTCTTCATTGATGAATTCTACATTAGCAATAGAATCTCCATCATTAATTTTAATCGCGGCGATTCCTGTACTACGTTTAATTTTTGTATATTCATCAAGTAAAGTCTTTTTCATTAGGCCTTGCTTTGTAAAGAATACTACATATTTTGCAGTATTACTTCTAGCCAGGGAGGTAATAGCAATTACTTCATCATCCTGGTCCATATTAATTAATGTGCCAACATGAACACCTTTTGCGATGTTAGTACCAACTGGCACCTCATCGACAATAATTTTAAACATCTTACCCTTTTTAGTGAATAAAAGAAGATTATCAATTGTATTAGTGGAAATGGTAGACATAATAATATCATTTTTAGTCTTTACACCTTTTCCATTTTTACGCTGTACTTTAAAATTATTTTTAGGTACACGTTTGATGTCACCAGTCTGAGAAAGAATTACTACGCAATCTTCAGGAACAACTTCCTCAATGATTTTTTCTTCTGGTTTAATTTCAATATTAGTAAGCTCTGTGCGGCGAGCATCTCCATATTTTTTAACCAAATCCGCAAGCCGCGATTTAAGAATACCTTTTTGACGATCTTCATTTCTAAGAATATCTTTTAAATCTTCGATCTTATTTTCAAGTTCCTTAGCCTCTTGCTCAAGTTCAACTTTTTCAAGTTTTGCAAGAGATGAAAGTCTCATGGCTAAAATTGCCTTAGCCTGATTATCCGTAAATTGATATTTTTTAATTAAGCTTTCTTTTGCGGCGGCCGCATTCTCAGAGCTCTTAATCAACGCTATAATGTTGTCAATATCCTCGAGTGCCCGCAGCAAACCATTAACAATTTCAAGCCTGTCAATGGCTTTATCCAAATCAAATTGAGCTTCTCTCTTAATATAACTAATATTATGATTTACATAAATTTTAATACAATCTTTAAGATTCAATTCGGTCGGCACCTTATCAACAAGAGCAACCTGATTATAGCTAAACGAACTCTGTAAATTTGTTTTTGCAAAAAGTTTATTTACAATATTTGCGGGGTTGATACCTTTATCGCATTCAATAACAATCCTAACACCTTTTTTATTAGACTCGTCACGGATATTATTAATTCCTTCAATTTCTTTTGAATCAGAAATTTCACCAATTTCCGTCATCAATCCCTCAATAGTAGTTCCATATGGAATTTCTGTAAAGATAATTTTTTGTTTATCAATTTCATATTTACCACGAATTTTAACACTTCCATGTCCAGTCTTCATAATTGCGGGAATATCTTTAGCATTAATAATAATCCCACCTGTTGGAAAATCTGGCCCCGGTAAAGTGGGCTCTAGTCCGCTTAAATAGGCATTGATAGCAACTGCAACATCAGTAAGATTATGCGGTGCCCAAGAACAAGCCATAGCTACGCCAATACCGCTGTTGGGATTACATAAAAGATTTGGAAAAACACTTGGCAACTCGACGGGTTCTTCTGTGGTTTCATCGTAGTTAGGTACAAAATTAACATTAATTTTCTTTAGTCCTTGAAGCATTCCGTCTTCTGTCAATTTAGACAATCTTGCTTCTGTATAACGCGGTGCAGCAGGACCGTCCCCCGCCTGGTTACCAACATTACCATGAAAATCAATAAGGGGATAACGCATTACCCAATCTTGAGCAAGTCGTACCAGTGCACCGTAAATGGATGAGTCCCCATGAGGATGATATGAACCCATTACGTCTCCGACAATCTTCGCGCATTTTACATGAGGTTTATTGCTGGTCCTTCCACCCGTAAAAGCTCCATATAAAATTCTTTTAGCAACTGGTTTAAGACCATCAGCCGCATTAGGGATCGCTCTGTCAGAATTGACAGAGGCCGCATATTCAATAAAATTTGTACTTAGCTCTTTTATTAAATCACTCTGCATTCTCTATCTCCTTTAATTTCCATAAATAAGTATCGTAAATAGTATTATTCCATTTAATTCTAACACAGCTCCCACAAGTTTTTACATATAAAACTTTTTCGCCCTTGGGAATTGGAGGATATCCACAAGCTAATTGGGTTTTCCAATCTTCATCAAAAATTTCTTGAAGTGTAATATAATATTTTTCATTATTATACTTCATAGGTCGCCTCCGCGCTATGCTGCTGAATAAATCTTTTTCTTGGAATAACCGCGTCTCCCATTAAATCATCAAATAATTTATCAGCTGCCGCGACATCTTCCACTGTTACTTGCTTAATAATTCGCTTATCTGGATCTACCAAGATTGAGGTCTCATCCGGCGACATCTCTCCGAGTCCCTTAAGTCGATTAACGAGATACTTCTTTCCTTTATGACTACCTCTATATTTCTCAAGTTCCACGTCATCTTTTAAATAGATATAAGTATCTTTTCCTTCAGTAATTTTGTAAAGAGGCGGGACTCCTGCATACACATATCCATCAAGAATTAATTGTGGGCAAAAAGTCCATATAAAAGTGTAAAATAGATTCTTAATATGACTTCCGTCAACATCAGCATCGGACTCGATTATGATCTTCCCATATCGAAGATCTTCTTTGTTATAAGTCAACTTCATGGTCTTCATATCAACAGTAAGACCAAAAGCATCAATCATTGTCATGATTTCGGCATTTTTTTGAATCTTATCAAGCGTTGCTTTTCTTACATTAAGAATCTTACCGCGGACAGGCATAACTGCGACAAATTCATTATCACGGGCCAGCTTCAGATTACCAGATGCTGAGTCGCCTTCTGTCACATATATCTCGCATTTTGTGCGGTCTTTAGACCAGCAATCCGCAAGCTTACTATCAAATTTAAGAGCTTTTTGTTTCTTTTTATTTTGTTCTCTTGCCTTATCTCTTGCTTTCTTCGCGGCATCTCTTGCCTTACGGGCGGCAGCCGCCTTTTCAAAGATTGACTTTACTTCTTTTTCATTATTATTAAGCCAGATATTTAAATTCTTACTTAATACAGGAGCAAAAGGCGTCATATCAATTTTTGTAATTCTACTTTTAACCTGCGCATCATATCCAACATTCGGAGCTGTAATATTAAATACTACATACATGCCTTCTTGAATATCATCGCCAGTTAAATTTTCATCTTTATCTTTTAACCATTTCTTTTCTTTAAAGAATTTATTAAATTCTCTGGTAATAATGGTTTTAATTTGAGTAATATGAGGCCCTGATTCTGTTAATCCAGTATTTACATACGGAACAATGGTTAAAGAATAATTATTTGCATAGGTAAGAACCATATCAAGTTTATTCTTACCTTCAGAAAAATTCATTGAAAAACGATTGTTAATTAATTCTGTATCTTTTATAGCATTATCGACAAGATCGCTAATGCCTTTTTCTGAATAATATCGAACAGGATTTGTTCCTTCTACATTTAAATTAATAGTTAATCCAGGACACAGACAAACAATAGTTTTAAATAAATCTCTTATTTTACTAAGCTCTACTTCAGTATGCGTAAAAAATTCTTCTGACGGTTGCCATTCTACAATAGTACCATTAGGAAAGCCTACGGTTTTAAAACTATCACGTTTGTTAAAAACACCCTCTATAAAAGAACAATGTTCTGCTTCCCCATCTCTGTAGGTATATACATCCAGCCAATGTGATAAAAATGTTGTTATTTTACTACCAATACCAAAAGAGCCTAATGAAGTTCCTTCATAAGTTCCATCTTCACGATATTTTCCAGAAGTGTTTAATACACTAAAGGCCGCTTCAAGAATGGTTTTGCCATCATCTCGATAGCTATTAGGAATAAAACCCTGTCCATAGTCTTGAACTCTAATTTTATCTCCATTAATTGTTACATCAATTTTATTACCATGCCCAAGACGATATTCGTCAACAGCATTAGAAATAATTTCTACCAATAACTGAGTTGAATATGTACAATCTCCCGCGTATACTTGCGGCCGCAGCCTAGTAAACTCAAGGGGCGAGAGGCTTTCAATGCTATCCTCTGTATATAAATGTTTATCAATCATTGATTTTTACCTCTTTTTATATTATATAATATATTATAACATAAATTTTTAAATTTAGCAAGTTTTTTCAGAAGGGTCAATATTAATATGATTTTGTAATATAATATTTGAAAATTTTGGCACGTCTGCCGTTGCAAGAGCATCAGCCAACTCATTTCCTAAAATTCCTTTATGGCCCTAAACTTTAATGATATATATTTGATTTATAAAAAAATTTATATTATAATATTCATATAAAGAAAGAATAATATCTAAATTTTTAATAGTTTCATTTTTACTATTTTGCCAGTTGTTTTGACTCCATTTATAAATCCAAGAGTTAAGGATATTTACGCAATATGCTGAATCTGAATAAATAGTTGCTTGTTGATTTTTATATTTTGTATTTAATAATTCAAATGTTTTTAAAAATGCTTTTAATTCCATTTGATTATTTGTTGTATTTTCATGTTGCTCACAATATGCGTCTATTAAATTGCGGCGGTCGTCGAATATTACCACTCCGAACCCACCCTAAGAATTTTTAGAGCCATTGCCGCGACAACTTCCATCTATATAAATATATAACATATAAAAAACTCCCTTATTATTTTATAATATATTATATCATAAATACTTATAATTTTCAAATATATAAAAAAAATAAGGGGTTTAACGGCTTTAGCCGTTATAACCCCTTATATAGTGAATATTCTTTAATTTATATTTATTTATTTTTAATAAACATCTTTGGCTTTTGGCTTGGTGTAGGTCATTGCGCGAGCACTATCTGTGACTCCCGCGGTAGTTGGGTCATTAAGAGCGTTCCACACAGAAACAACGATTAAGCCCAGAACATAAGGATTTTGAATAGCTCCAAATAACATATCTCCAAGAGCTTTCCATGAGGTAATATCTTGAAGTGTGAGTCCCGCATAAGCAAGAATTGGAGTTAAAATCGAAAGAATTAATTGAGCAATAAATACAGGATTTTTAAATCGAACTTTAAAATTCATTTTTTCACCTCCAAAAAAAATATTCCTTAAAGAATACTCTCTAAAGAATATAAAAAATCGTTGAATATAATTATTTAATTTTGTCCTTGATATTTATTTTGAAAATCTTTAATGATTTCTTCTATTGATACTGGATAACAATTATGTGCATCAACCGCCGCATTATATGAGCCACAGGGTTCAAAAAGCTCTTTAGAATGAGTGTGTCCCGCAATACAAAGAAGGCGCTGTCTTAATGGCTTTTGGTAATCATCAAAATTAGTGGTGCAAGTTGGATAATGACTAAGGTAAAAATGATATTTATCGTATTTTAAAATAGTTGCATATCCAATTACTTCTACTACATTATGGCATTTTGACATAGCTTCTTTACGAACGTCGCTATCATGATTTCCCCAAACTAAGTGAATTTTACCAGGTAGCTGATTAAAAAGACTAATTCCAGACTCAAGTTCTCCAAGAAAATTATCACCGAGAAGATAAAGATCATCATCCCATGTTACTATTGAATTAAAATTTTTAATAATAGTATTATTCATTTCATAAACATTTTTAAATCCACGCGGTTTATAAATAAAATCCTTGGGGTGATTAAGATGAAGATCAGATGATAAGTAAATCATTATAGCGGCGCCCCCACATATTTAATTTTATCTTCTTTACTATTGTAATAGAAAATTCTATAAAATCCTTCTTCAAGAGTAGGAGTAACAAATTGAGAAGACATGCGACGAATAACTCCTCTCGGTACATAAGCTCGAGTGCCAAGGCGAGTTTCATTTCTATTGAGACACGTTTCTACATTTTCATGAATCCAAATTACATTTACATGTTCATATCCATTAACATGTTGAAGTAACCATGCTCTTGATTTTGAAGTCAAAGAAGTTTGATCAACAAAAACATTTTTATTTGCGGCAAGCGCTTTGTTGATCTGGTCCCAAAGAATTTTTGTAACTTCTTTTTCATGAGAAAAATAATCTTCTTCAGGTTTTACAATAGAAAAACGAATAGCATCACGAGAAATAATTACAGAATTTTCTTTATCTTTAATTTTGTTTTTCAAAAAAGTCGATTTGCCCGACCCCGGAAGCCCGCACATTAAATATAAATCAGCCATATGCATACACTCCTTTTTGTTTTAAATGCCCTCTAAAAACCCTATATGGTTCTTTTCTATTGCCATTCTCATCAAAATTATGATATTTCATTTCTAACATGAAATCTTCATAATTATAATCACTATATATTGAACGAACTTCTACATGATTCCATTCTTTACCACAATGAATACAGTATAGTTTCTTTAAATGCCCAGCTTCGCGGTAATGACCTACTTTTCGTCCAATTGGAACACCCTCCTTGCCGCAATTACAACAATACATTTTTGAAATGGTAAAATTATTTTTGCCCATGATAAACACATCCTTTCTTTATTATCTTTTTCTTTATATATATATTATAACAAAAAATAATAAAAAAAACAAATGGAGAGTTTTTTACTCTCCATTTATCCATGATATTTAAGTAAATATTCTGGCGAAACGCATTTAAAAGATTGCACACCATCAGTAGTTCTAAAAACAATGCCTTCTTTTATCTCATGGTCAAGCATTGATGGAGTGCTATTAACATATGCTCGTAATTCTTCAATCGTATCAGGTAGGGTCATTTCTTCACATAAGATAGGCACACAAGGAATTTCATATTTGTTTTCAAGAAGTTGTTTCATTTTTACAGAATTCCAGCGACCATCTTTAGAAGTAATAAAATTAAATGCCATAAAACCACGCTCAGGAGCATGATAATCTCTTTTTTGTACAGAAGGCCCATAAGTTTCGCCCTGAATAGTAATCCATTCACAGTCTTTAAACTGAGTCTTCATGAGCTGTTTCATTTTATCATAAATATGATATTTTTCAGCCATTTCGGTGTAGACATTAGTTGCATAGAAACATTTTTTATTGGGCTTATCAAATACCACATTACGAGAACAAATATAAAATTTTTCAGGATGAAGAAAAGTTTTACGTTTTAAAGTAAATGTAGTAGAAGTGCCATCGATTTTTTCAGTTGCAATCCATTTATTAGATTTATCTTTTAAAATCCAAGACATATTCTCAATGCGTTCTTCATCTGTCTTTTTTACCCAGGCTGGCCAATCAGATTTTTTATCTTTAGCCTTACCAAAAAAGAAGAACATAACTTTACGACCCCAGTCACGACGCATCATCCAACGAGCCCAAGATTTTTTGAAAATATTAGGGTGACGCTGGGTCATTTTTTTATATTTATCTGCGGGTGCCGCCTTACGAGCATTATCCTCTGGTTCCGCATATGTTACGCCAAGCTGCTTTGTAAGGAAACGAGATTCATCATTGATAGTATGCATAACATCATTATTATCAAGAATACCCGCAACATCTCCAGTCCATGCAGACCAACCAAAATTTGCGGCAGACATAAGAAGCCCCTGAGAAATAGACTTACACATTTTTTGGGTTTTAATTTTATATTTCTTTTTAGCAAGAAACTCCATATTAGTAAAGGGTTCTACTTCAGGAAGCTTAGAGTCAATTTCAAAATAAATAGCAGGGTCGCCCGCACAAAACTCACCCTTTCCAACAACAATAGTCCAACCGCCTACGTGCGCAAGCTCAACGCGGTCATATCCTTCAATAGGGGTCACCGCATCAACAATAACTACATATGCAAGTTCTCTTTCATTATTTTTATTTAACATATCTCTTCCTCTTTTGCTTTTGCAAATAATTCATTTAAAGATTCAAAATCATGATAAATCATACGAATTTTAGGATTATTAAAAATATATCTATCCGCATGAAAATGCCCAAAAACCCAAAGCGTCCAAATCATACCATCTTTAAATCCATCTAACCATTTTTCCATGCTATTGTCTACTTTTGACTGATCAATAGCAGAAAGAAATAAATCGGTTGGTTCCCAAGCAAGCGGACAGGTATGAGACATAATAACGTCAAATCGATTGCGAGAAGGGTCTGAGTAAAAATCATCAATAGACAACATTTCATTATGAGAAAGCTGCTCTTTTTCAAACCATTGATAAGGATATCCTTTGCTTAATCTATAATCTTTATCAACAGAATATGCCCCTCCAATAACCAGAGTTCGCAATCCATTAAAATTATAAACATATCCATCCATTAAATAGCGGATATTCATAAACTCATCTTCATAATAGACATAATTATCTACATTATCATCATAATCATTATTCATGCCGGGGACCAGTTCGGGGCGTTGTTCATGGTTGCCGCGTACACAATAAATAGTTAATCCCCAAAGATTATTAACTTTCTTTTTCGTAGATTTATCCCTATCGTTAAGATAATAATTAAATCCCGCATCTCCCATAATAATTAAACCAAAATCATCAAGCGAACCAACTTTTTCATGCATATATGTAGCCCAGTCTACAACGGGCTGCATAACACCATGAGTATCACCTGTGCAAAACCAATATTTAATCATAACTTTTTCCTCTATTGTTTTTAAGACTTTAGATACTTTTTCCATTGTTTTCTATAAATATTATAACAAAATTTTTATAAAGAATCAAGAAATTTTTACATGGTCAAGATGATATAATTAAAAATAGCAAATTTTTATTATATATATGGAAAGAAAAATTTTTAAATGAAACTGTTAAAAGTTTCTTATTATTTTATAAAACATAAGATAATATAATAAGAGGGGAGATAAAAGGATATGCCAAATGGTCAAATTAGATATCAAATTGGATTTGATGTTGATAAATCTAGTTTGAGTCAAATAAAAACATCTTTGCAATAGTTATCATTAGTTAGTCTTCGTGACATAATGAAGATTAATAAAACTGACATGCAAGGTGCTACACAAATTTTAAATTAGGTAAAAGGCCAAGCCAAACAAGTAGAACAGGCTTTGCAACAAGCTTTTAATAGAAAATTAAATACTGCAAATATAGAAGCTTTTAAGAAAAGTCTATCCACTGCTGGATTAACCACTCAAACCTTATATAGTTCTTTTAGTCGACTTGGGGCAAGTGGAGAAATTGCATTTCGTAATTTATCTACACAGCTATTAAATACTAATATTCAATTAAGAGAATCTCATACTTTATTAGATAAGATGGGAACAACCCTTGCTAATACTGTTAAATGGAATATTGCATCTGGTGCAATTAATGCGGTTACCCGCTCTGTTCAGCAAGCATGGGGATATGCTCAATCTTTAGATACGTCTTTAAATGATATTCGTATCGTTACTGGTAAATCTGCAGATGAAATGGCTAAATTTGCGGTATAGGCAAATAAAGCTGCTCAATAGTTAGGTAAAACGACTACTGATTATACTAATGCCGCGTTAATCTATGCCCAACAGGGTCTTTCTGATGAAGAAGTATAGGCTCGTGCGAGAATTACTTTTAAAGCGGCCAAAGTTACTGGGCAGTCACCAACTGCTGTTTCTCACAGAGTGCATGTTGTAT